GATAGTTCTTGGCAGCGTACGGCAACATGAAGTCTGGAGAGGGATCACCGAAGACAGCTGCGAAAGCGTCGAGGCCGTTCACGAAGGTCGGCGAGAAAGCCGGTCCCTTAGGTGTGCGACCGACGACCACGGCACCAATCCCTGCAACTCCCTGAGCAAGGAAGCTGAGGTCGATTTCAGTGGTAAACACTCCCGGGGACATGAACTTTTGAGCCATTTGATTTTCTCTCCCGAAGAAATTTGTTGACGGACTCTACTTATACAGAGATGTCCTTCACGTTCTAATTAGACTGGACATGGCCGAAAAGGCCTGTTTCCCGCGATATCTCGCAACCTACACATCATTTCAGGTCGCCGAAAATCTTGTCGGCATCTTCTGGATCGTCCACGAAAGTCGTTCGTTCCGTTCCGAAGTTGAGGAGGTAGGAGGTGTGCTCCACCTTGAGCGAGGACTTCTCGCCTTCTGGATCTAACTGGAGGATGGCTGGTACCCTGATGGTTGTGCTAAAGCGGACGATTCTCTCCTGGTCTGTGAACTCCTCGAAGTTCCCGCCATCTGTGACAGTCGTATCGAAGAACCCCACGACGTATGACTTGTGGAGCTTCTCCCTCTTCTCGAAGTCTTCCCCGATCGGTGGGTGACGCCCATCGTTGTCGAACTCGGCCACGAAGGACTTGCTGATATCAAGTTCGTGGAACATCTTCTCTAGGATAGAATTCATCTGGAGGATGTACTGGGCTTGGACCTGAATCTCGTAGGTTATTATCGAGCGATCAGGGAACGGGATCGTGGTGACTTCATAGAGGACGGGCTTCGCCGGGGTTCTGTGGGCGGCGTCCCGGTGTCGATTGAGGTTCATCAGGTCATTCGTCTTCTTTGTGATACGCTTCGAGATCTGAAGAGTGGCCGTCTCGGTACCCAAGGCGGACATGGACGGGGTCGGTTCGATCCCGCTCCGACGGATGGAGATGATCGGGAGGATGAGGACCCCATTGTTGTCGCGCACTCCCTTCTTTTGACGCGCTGTAATCCAACGCTCTCCCGAAGAGAATCCGACGTGAACCTTTTTTCGGTCACCGTTCGGAAACTTCACGTGAGAATCAACCGTCTTATCGAACCAGTCCTTGACAGCCTGGTCGATGGTCTCGAGGGTGATGCTCTGGTAGTGGCTATGTTCCTCAGCCATCAGATTCTGTTCTCTCTGGCAGCCTCGAGGGCCCGCCTGACGTGATCCACACCGGTGGCGAAGGACCCGTGTTCAAACCTTGTGAATACCTTGGTCACGATGCCGATCACCTTGCCATGGTGGAAGACACCGGAACCCGAGTGACCACCGACGACAGGGACGGACATGACGACATCAGGATCCCTTCCGTCTGCCAGACCGAGGTAACGGCCGTCCTCGACCAAGAAGAGTCCGGCTGGATGGTAACCAAGTCCAGCTCCGGAGACAGAGATGGCAGAACCGATAGGGGGAAGACCGTCGGCCAGTTCGGCCACACGTCCTGCAACGCAGAATACTTGGATGACTCCGAGGTCGTGTGGACCGTCGTAGTAGACAGCTTCAGCCAGACACGTCTTCCCATCCAATGTCTCGATAACCGTCATGGACGCCTGTACGAGGAACAACGACTGAAGGTTACCTTCATCATCTTTCTTCGCGATCATTGGTGGGACGTTGGAGACGTGACCGGCAGTCATGACTAAGCTCTCTCCCTTGCCCTTCTTGGAATCGACTTCCAGGATGACACCCGATCCCATCCAGGATATCACCTTCTCCTCACCGACGACGTCACCATTCTCATTCTTGGTAAGCTCGACTCCAGCTACCATGACTGACACCTTGACCGTCTGTGTCATCATATCTCTGGCATCCTGCCCACCTGGGTCCGGAAACCTACGGAAACATGAGCAAGACAGCATGGACATGATCAGTAAAAAGAGGGAAATGGTTCGCATGGAGTTCCTTAGGGTAGCTTGTGTTTTGTATTCTCGATGGGGTGTGTATTGTCCACCGCTTCGCTGCTCCGGCCTCCCGACTGGAACTGTCCCTCGCGAGAGGGCACGCAAACGCACTTGGTCATGATCCTATTGTTGACCTGTCCGAAGACTATTTGAGGAGTAGTGACTGATGTTATCTCAAAGAAGACTTGCCCGAACTCCAGGAAGTCTCCTTCCTTAGGCGAGACATTCCTGTTGTCCAACTCATCTCGGTGGAAGTAAACTTCGGCCGTGTACTTGGAATCGATGCCCATGTTGTTCGAGACGGAGCTGGGGTTGTCCCACAAGACACGGGCGTTCACCAGTACGGGTGGCTTCCACACCTTCTCGATGGCCTCGTCGTAGAGCCGATTCGCTTTGCTCTTCTGGAGGTCGATCTCGAAATAGCTGACCTCCTGACCGACGACCTTCTGGATCAACTCGCGATTGATCTTATCGATAAAATCAATTTCTCTTTGAGTTATAAATTTCCTAGCCATCAGGAAGTCTCCTTACCTTCGCACTCTTCCGCCTCTCCGATGCCAGCTGCGGTCTTATCGTGGTCGGCGAGGACGGCGTCGAGTGCCTCCTTACGACTCGGATGTTCCCCAAGGTCGCGGGCCTTCTGGACATTCGAGTCCACGAACACACAGTAGTATCGTCCGTTGACGCCACGGGAAACGTAGTAGCTACCGGCTTCCGTCTCGAACATCTCGGCGGTCGTTACAGTCTTGAGAGGATCGTCATGAGGACCACCCTTACCACGGATGGGCTTTGCCTCGGGCGGTGGCTTGGCTCCCTTGGGAACCTCGAGTCCTCTGGCCGCGCCTGCTGGCAATGCACCGGCGTGTTTCATGACGGTCTTCTGCGCCTTCTTGAAAGACTTCTTCCAATCTAGCGGAGCTTCGGTGAACAACTCTGTCATCTTTGGGACGGTCATGGTATTATCCTATGTAGATTGGCAGAGGGATCTTCTTGATGACTTCCTCAACCGCGATGGAAACTTCTGCCTGGCGAGCTGCGAGCTTGTCGTAGGTGAGTTCCTCAAGCATGGCCTTGATCTCCTCACGCAGCCTGTCCTGCTCGGCGCGAGCATCGTTGATGAGCTCTGGGCCGTTGAGGGTCAGGTCACCATTGGGGATCGGAATGGTCGCCATCTTACTGCGGATTTGTCCTTCGATCTCTTTGGCGAGAGCAAAGGCCATCTTACGGATCCACTGCTTAGCGATAGAGTTCAACTTGTTGTATGCGATGTTACCGAACGGAACGTTCGAGAGATTGGAGACACCGAAGAACGTCTGGTCGATCGATGCAGAACCGCTTAGTCCAACTATGGTTCCAGGTTGGGTCGGGTTCGGCGGATACATATACGTGAAGTGAAGCGGTAGAGCGTCTGTCGGAGTCGGATACAACGTCAGCTCGTTGGCGTGGAGCTCGTAGCTGTAGTTGGACCGGCGAACCCTGTTGGACGTCTCAAACTGCATACCGCGGAGGATGTCTTCCCAGATTGGAAGCAAGTAGAAGATCGTCTCAGGGGTGAACGACTCAAAGTTGAACTGATTGTTCAGGTAGTTCACGGCCGAGGTGGTGCCGAAGAAACGATAAGCGGAAAGCGGACTGAAGTGAAAGACCTCTCTGATCTTTAGTCTTGATCCACCAGATCCAGTCAGGACTCCTGATAGTATCGTATTCAAGTTATACTTCTGCACACCCGGTTGCAGAATGATGGAGGCGCTGTACAACGGGATCGACGTGTCCAACATAATCGGACCAGAATCGCTGTACGGCTCGGCCAACTTCTTCTGGAACTCAAGGTTCTGTGTGATATAGGTCTGCTCAGAACCCGAGAGTGACCCTGTCTGTGATCCGAGGAAAGAGGCCAGAAGTGACTTGGCCTGATACGAGTTCATGAGAGCGGAGAACTCCAGGGCCGCTTCCTCGAAGGACGCGTATACCTGTGAGGCGCTCATGTGCACCTCCATGACCGGGTCACCGAGCTTCTTGAAAGTGAAGTCGAGGATTCGGTCCGCCTCAGCCGCGAAGTCAGGGTCCGAGTCAAACGTCCCGAATGGAGTCGATCCTACTGTGAATGCCATCGGCGTTACTCCTTACAACTTCATGTCGGCGACCGTCATCTTCTTTTCCTGGTCGGATAATTCTGAATTCTGAATGTCATTCCTGACAATGTCAACAAGAGCCTTCAACGCATCGGTCGACGGTTTGAACCCGTGCTTGTCCGTGAGGAAGTCAGTGATGGACTCCTCAAATGAACCAGGCACGGGAACGTGTCCAGATAGTGTGGCGGCCTTCTGGGGTGGACCAGGAGGCGGTGTAGCGGCTTCGGACTGAGATGGAGAGAACGTTGTTCCGCCCGCCTCCTTAAGAACTTTCTTGAAAACTTCGGTCAGTGATGGGGTCTTGGGGTCTTTCATCTTGATCTCCGCGGGAAGGACACACCTCTAGCTAACTAGAGGACAAGATCAGGAAAGGACCGGAAAGTCCGGAATCACCAGCTGTCTGGAAAAAGAAAGGCCCCCGAGGTTTCCCAAGGGGGCCGTTCGTTTCTAGCCTAAGCTAGGGGACTTAATCAGATGATCTCGAGGTCCTGGACAGTGACCGTTCCGTAGAAGTCGGAGCGCACCATCTGCTTTGCGTACCGGGTCATCACGCCCTTTCGAGGAGTGAAGTCCTCAGGAGCGTAGATGGTCGGGGTGACGATCAGCGGGACGTACGGGGCGTACACGAACCCGGTCTCTAGGAAGCTCGATCCCTTGTACCCGACCAGGATCTTGTTCCTGGGGAAGTACGGGTCCTTGTAGACCGTGAACCGGCTGTTCAGCGTGCCGACCTTCTCAGTTCCGACGGAGAACATGGTCTCCTTCGGGTCCATCGAGAGAACCGGCTTGTACAACACCGATGCTTCGAGGACGGTCGCCACGTCGGGTGACGTGACGATGAAGTTGGCAGCTCCACGCAGAGTCTTGCGGTGGATCTGGTTGGCGACGTCGATGATCGTCTCGATCAGGGTCTCGTACCACTCGCGGACCGTACCGGTGAACGATGCGCCGGTTGCGGTGTCGCCAGTGAACTTGTTGAGGAACTTGCCTGGCTTGCGGCTCCAGAACTCGTTCGCTCCCGTTGCACGGTAGAGCAGCTCGGCTAGGATCTCACGATCGATCTCGAGGGCGATGGCCTCGGAGAGGACCTGGGTGAGCTCAACTTCGGCGTCCAGGTTCTGGTAGGCCGCGAGGTCCTGAGCAAGCTCTGGGGTCCACTTCGCGCGCAGCTTGCGGCTCGAGGCGGTGACGGCCACGGACTGGATCCGAAGATCGAGTTCCGGGATGACCGGCATCGGGCTCGCGCCCAGGTCCGATTCCCACTCAGGCATCGTGAGGGTACCGGAGGTTCCACCGAGCAGCTTGGAGCCGACCAGGTAGGAGACCTTGACTGCTTCGAGACCGGTCGGGGCGCCGTCCGTGTTGTCGAGGATGAACAACAGATCGTTGCCGCTGATCTTGGTGTGCCGACGAACGATCGTGCTAAGACCGAGGCGAACGGGGGTACCGTCCGTGGTCGAGGAAGCCACGACAGACGAGCCGGAGGCCGCCACCCACTGCTTGACCGACGCCACGTCACCAACAGACTCCGGAGACGAGGAGATTGCCAAGAACGCGCCCGCGAGGGTCAGCCTCTGGACGA